TGTTTGGTCAACAACTCTGGGGTCAGGGCAAGTCTCTGGTCGTAACCGAGGGTGAGTTTGACTGCCTTAGTGTGTTCCAGGTCCGCAACAGCTGGCCCGTGGTTAGCCTTCCAAATGGCGCCCAGGCTGCTAAGAAGGCCCTCCAGCACCAGTTGAAGTGGCTTCTTGGGTTTGAGGAGATCATCCTCCTGTTTGACAATGATGATGCCGGAATCAAAGCAGCACAAGACTGTGCGAGTCTATTCCCACACGACCGGCTCTTCATTGCCCGTACATCCCCCTACAAGGATGCCAATGAAGCTTTGATTGCAAAGGATACTGACGCCATCCGTCAAGCCCTTTGGAACAAGAAACAGTACACACCAAAGACCGTTATTGATGGGCGTGACCTTTTCGATCTGGCCACTCGTCCCCTTCATGGTCGAGACGCTGACTGGCCTTACGCTTCTCTCGACGCCATCACCGGAGGACTACGCAGAGGCGAGTTGGTTACCGTTACCGCCGGTTCCGGAGTGGGTAAATCAACTTTCTGTGGAGAAGTAGCTCAGTCACTGGTTGACCAAAACCAAAGTGTGGGTTATATTGCTCTTGAGGAGAATCTTCAACGGACAGCCCTCCGACTTATGTCGGTCAAGGCTAACCGTCCTCTCCACCTGAACAACGAACTACCTACCGATGATCTCAAAGCTGCGTTCGAAGCCTCGTTGGGAACTGGCAGGGTATACCTGCGAGATGGTTTTGGTTCTGTGGACCCTGATGCAATTCTTTCCGATTGCCGGTTCATGGCTCTCGCAAAAGAAGTTAGTTGGATCATCCTTGACCACTTGTCCATCCTTATGTCTGGTAATGAGTCCCACGATGAAAGGAAACTGATTGATATTACTATGACCAAGCTTCGTTCCTTTGTGGAGGAGACTGGTATTGGTATGATTCTAATCAGCCACCTCAAGCGTCCTCAAAACGACAAGGGACACGAAGATGGTGCTCAGGTTAGCCTTGGTCATCTTCGGGGCAGCCATAGCATTGTGCAACTTTCTGACATGGTGGTGGCGCTTGAGCGAAACCTTAGTGAGGGTAATAGTATTGCCAACATCAGGGTTCTTAAGAATCGCTTCAACGGACAAACCGGCCCTGCTGGTAGCATAATGTTCGATAAGACGACAGGTCGCATGACCGAAAATCTTACCGCTGCTTTTAATGCAAAGCCCTCTACTTCACCTAGCCTTGACTACACAGACTTCTGAATCCTCGCATGATCTTTGTCCCTGCGGTTCTAGCACCTTCTTTCTTTCTCAGATGGAACCAGCTGGCTACTTCTGTACTGAGTGTGGTCGTCCTGACGCGCTTACTCAGTCAATCCTGGAGCTTGAAGAACCTGGACAATGGTGGGGTTAACTGATGCGATTACTGTTTGACATTGAGACAAATGGACTACCTCGCCAAGGTCTGACCTGCGTTCACTGTATTGTGGCAAAGGATCTGGACACTGGAAAGGTCTTCCGTTACAACGACACTGGAGGCGGAGAGTCAGTCACCACAGGCATTAACATGCTTGCCGAGGCTGATGTTCTTGTCGGGCATAACATTGTCGGGTTTGACATTCCCGTCATCCAGGAGATTTACCCTTTCTTTGAGTTTGAGGGAAAGACTTATGACACCTTGATCATGAGTCGAATGTTCTTTCCAGACATCCTTTCCAGAGACTTCCGTAAGAAGCCGATTGGAATGCCAAGCAAGCTTTACGGTAGGCATTCTTTGGAATCTTGGGGTTACCGCCTTGGTGATTACAAGGGGCAGTTCGCTAAGACTACTGATTGGTCTGAGTGGTCCAAAGAAATGGAAGACTACTGCGAACAGGATGTTCACGTTGGCATGACTTTATTTGAGCTGTTCGCTTCTAAGCTGAACAAGTTCGAAGATTCCATACAACTAGAACATGCTGTTGCCAAGATCATGGCTAAGCAGGAGTTTTCTGGATGGCCCTTTGATGTGAAGGCTGCTCAGCAATTAGAGTCCGTTCTCAGAACAGAAATGGACAAGCTGGCAGATGAGATGCGTGCTACCTTCCCCTATGTAGATGGGGGACAAATGACCCCTAAGCGTCCCAACGCGACACGTGGGTACATCAAAGACGCGCCCTTCACCAAGCTCAAGGAGTTCAATCCCACAAGCCGCGACCACATCAGCTGGGCCTTTATGACCTGGCGGAACTGGAAGCCAGAAGTCTTTAGTGACACTGGTCGGCCAAAGATTGATGAAGGTGTTCTCCAATCCATCAACACAGATGAATCCAGAACTTTTGGTAGAATTCTCGAACTGCAAAAGGCTCTTGGCCAACTCAGTGACGGAAACAATGCGTGGCTTAAAATGGTTACCCGCGATGGCCGCATACACCATACGTGCCAACTTGCCACAAACACAGGACGGAATGCTCACAGTCGTCCTAACCTCGGCCAAACTTCCTCTGATCCTCGTTGCCGTGCCCTGTTTGGTCCTGGCAAAGGTATGCGTCAGGTTGGGGCTGATGCTAGTGGACTTGAGCTTCGTATGCTTGGCCATTATCTTGGATACTATGATGGAGGTGCCTTTTCAGATGTTGTCGTTAATGGAGACATTCATCAACAGAACGCTGATCGGGTTGGGTGCTCTCGGAAGGACGTCAAAACACTGACCTATGCATTTATCTACGGCGCATCTGATCGCAAGATCGGAGTATCTCTGGATAAGTCCCTCGACGATAAGAAAGCTGTTGCGCTTGGTAAAGACATTCGTAAGAAGTTTCTGGAAGCTATTCCTGGCCTTGATGAACTTCTTAAGGCGGTCAATAAGCGTGCTGAAAGTGATGTTCTCAAGGGGTTAGATGGTCGTCCCATCCGCCTTCAAGGAAAGAAACACGCAGCCCTCAACTATCTCCTTCAATCAGCTGGTGCTATTGTTTGCAAACGATGGAACGCCATTGCCTTTGAACAAACACAAAAGCTTGGCTGGTTATGGGGCGTTGACTACCAATGGCTCGGATGGATCCACGACGAAATTCAACTCTCAGTACAACCTCACCTAGTTAATGATGCCAAGTTCCAACTCGAATGGTCGATCGTCCAGGCGGGGGAATACTACAACCTCCGAGTCCCCCTCGCGTCAGAAGCAAAAGAAGGAGCTACGTGGGCAGAATGTCACTGATACTCATCTTCGTGTTGATGCTGACTTTTACGCCTATCGTTCCTGCCAATCGGCGGAAACGGAATTAGATTGGGGCGATGACCTGATCACTATTGCCAGCAACTTTAAGGTTGTGTTGGAGATCTTTGAGGGGGAGTTAAACCTCCTCCGCAAACGATTTGATAGTGACCACATCACCCTGTACTTCTCAGACACCAAGAATTTCCGTAAGGTGATCGCCCCTGACTACAAGGGCAAGAGAACCAAACGAAAGCCAGTAGGCTACAAGCGCCTTCTGGAATGGTGTGCTAAGCATTACCGGACTGTCCGGTACCCAAACCTTGAAGCCGATGACGCCCTTGGCCTTGAGTGTCACTTGGATCCGTCTGACTTCATCCTTGTATCTCCAGACAAGGACCTTAAACAGATCGCCTGTCGCCTCTTCAATGGGGACGAGGAAATCAATGTCACCCCAGACGAGGCTGACTATTGGTTCTGGACCCAATGCTTGACAGGAGACCCTGTAGACGGCTATAAAGGAGTTCCAGGGGTTGGTGCTGTTGGCGCCAAGAAGATCCTGGACAAAGCCGAAGACCCGTGGGAGGCCGTGGTCACCGCTTATGAAAAGGCTGGACTTACCATCGACGACGCCCTGCTCAACGCAAGGCTGGCCCGTATCCTTCGTCCAGGCGAATACAATTCAACTACGAAGGAACCAATTTTATGGACCCCCTCATTTGGCTAGAGATCTCTCTAGTCCTTATTGTTCTCTACATTCTGGATCGAAACCTTTTTCATTATGTGGACATACAGGTACAACATCTCCGCACCACCATCGCACTACAAGTCAATAAAAGAGTTCTTGGAATCCGACTCTGGCTTGACCGACAAGCAATGGTACACCGAGGACCCGTGGGCCGACTCTGGAACGAGTACTGCCTCTGGCAAATCCGAAACAACCCCGCCTACAAAGAATTCTTCGAAAACCGTGACTAAATATGATCCATCCCACTATAAGCGTGGTAGTATCCAGGTTTGGGATTTTATTGTGGATCAGCAGCTGGACTATCTGGCTGGCAATTGCGTTAAGTACATTTGCCGTGCTGGTCACAAAGATTACGAATCAGAGTTAGATGATTGGCTCAAGGTAAAAGCCTACGTTGAGCGTAAAATCAAAGCCATCTCTGAGTCTCGCAACCGATGATTACTCCTTCTCTTCTCCAACAGGCCATCACGTTTCGGGAAGCGATGGATCAGCCCATCAACACCCCAGATGAAAACGTTCATGAGCTTCAGTTTGCTTTAATTACGGAAGAGTATGCTGAATTTGAAGACGAATACAATGCTGAGTTTGAAAGTGGTCTCAAAGCTGACCAGTTAAAGGAGCTGGCCGATCTAGTCTTCGTCTGCTACCAATACGCAGCTGCTCGTGGCTGGGATCTGGACACAGCAATGAGACGGGTGTTTGAAAGTAATATGTCCAAGCTTGTTGACGGAAAGCCCCAACGTCGCAGCGATGGTAAAATAATGAAGGGGACCAACTACCAACCACCTATTCTCGACGACTTAGTATGACTGCCTTTGCTGACCTCGGGGACACCCCCAACACCATCGCCCGGACCGGTCGCGTTCAGAACTGGATCGACAACCCGGAGTCCCGCCTTCCCGTCAGCTGCACCGTCTTTGTGGTGGAGGACACGATGGAGGGCCCAGAAGGGATTGAAGCCTCTTGGCGCTTTGTCTCACACGCTCTTCGCAATGGTGCTGGTGTTGCCGTACATCTTTCTAAACTCCGTCCGCAGGGGGCTGATAACGGTCGCGGTCTTACTGCGTCTGGCCCTGTTTCTTTTGCTCGCATCTACTCAGCTCTTAATGAAACGCTCCGACGCGGTGGTGTCTACAAGAATGGGGCTGTGGTATGCCATCTGGATTATACTCATCCCGATGCTATTGATTTCATCCGTGCCAGTCGTTCAGATCTTGCTTGGGTGAAGCGTTGCCTCAACGTGGACAGTAACTTCCTTGATGTTGCGTCTCCTGAGTTGATCGCGGCTACCCTTGATGGTATCAAAAAGGGTGACATCTGGCTAAACAAAATCCGCCGAGATGCTAACGGTAAACGTATTTATGGAAATGTCTGCCTTGAAGTTTATCTTCCTAGTCGTGGCACTTGTCTTCTACAGCATATCAATCTCGGTGCTTGTACGATCAGCGACCTAGTTCCTGCCTTTGTGGAGGGGATGAGCACTCTTGTGGCTCTCCACGCAAAGACAGGTGTTGGGGAAACTGGTGAGTATCTTGATCCAAGTGTTGATCGCCAGGTAGGCCTTGGTGTTCTGGGTTTGGCAAACTTCCTTGCTTATCATAAGGTTACTTACAAACAGTTTGGTCAAGCCTTAGATGATCACTACTCACAGAACCAAACCCTTACACCCGCCCACCTCCTTGCTGACGAGCTGGCACTGGCCATCAATACAGCTGCCGAAATTGCTCGCCAAGCTAACATGGAAAGGGCGTTTGCCATTGCTCCTACCGCTTCTTGTAGCTACAATAATGTCGATCTTCGGGGGTTCACTACCACCCCTGAGTTGGCTCCTCCTATTAGCCGTCACGTTGATCGTGACTCGGGAACGTTTGGGGTCCAGTCGTATGATTATCCGCCTGATTGTGAGATCGCTGCGGAAGTAGGTTGGGAAGACTACAACCGAGTTGTTGATGGAATAGTACGTTTGTTCCGTTCCACTCTTCTCTTTCACGGTTACTCTTACAACTCCTGGTCGGATGTCGTCACTTATGACGAAACTTTCCTTAATCGGTGGCTCAACTCGCCACAAACGTCCCTTTACTACGCACTCCAGGTGATGCCTGATACCCAGGCCAAGGATGATGCGCTCGCTGCTCTTGATGATGACTTCAAAGATCTCTTTGGGTTTGAATCAGAGGACGATATTGATCCGGATTGTGGCTGCCCGAAAGTCAAGCCCGTAGATGAACCTTGTATTCCGTGCGGAGAATGAACCACACCCTATCGCCTTATGATCAAGTTGTTTCCCGCAAACGCAAGTGGACACCGGTCGCAGTTCAAGCCGGTAAGTTGGTGGACGGTTCTGAAGAGGCAATTCGTCGAGCACTTGGCCTCCGTCATTTGGAGCTTCCGGTTCGAGAGTTTCTTCAACAGGGCCTTGAAAAAGAACTGCCTAAGACTGCTGGTGTTGTAGAGGCACTCAAAAGTAACCAGCTAGATGAGGAACGCCACGACCAGGCGCTCAACTATGTGGTTGCTGCTCATGGCACCGATACTAAAGCTGAAGCAGAGGCCAAGCATATTCTCAAGGCATGGCTAGATGCTCCGGAACATCCAATCCTAAAAGCTGCCATCCTTGAACGTAGTGTTTTCTTTGTCATCCTCCCCTTCTTCCGATTCAACGGAGACATCGGCATCCGAACCACAGCCGCAGACATCAGCAGGGACGAGCAAACCCACGTGGCCATCCACTCAATGGTCTGCTCTGAACTGGGCCTCAAGTCCACATCAAGCCTCAATCGACTACGCAGAGCGACTGTTGGATGGGTAGTTGATGGACTTGGTAGCTCCAGCAATAAGTATCTGGATAAGGACTTCTGGTTAAACCAATCCGATTCCCTTTACGAACGGGGTAAGGCACCAGGCCTTTCCGATACCCAACGAGCCAGAATGCCAGCCTTTTTCGAGGCGGCTAACACTGACCTCCCACAATATGGCTAGTCCATTCCTCGATGACGAGGAGCTGCCCCTGACCCGCGTGGTTGGGGGCAATGTTTCTTTGTCTAAACTAATTGAAGAGCTTGATGAGATGTATCCGGACAAGTATCCGGAATTCTCTATTTCCGAACGGCAAATGGCTTTCCATGCTGGTGCCGTAGCAATTATTCGCTACCTGAAATCAAAGGTCTAATCATGTGCTTTGCTTCTCCTCCGCAGCCACCACCGATGCCTGCGCTGCCTAAAGTTCCTGAGGCCCCTGCTACGCCTCCGCCCGCTCCAAGTGTTATTGGTGCTGAAAGCAAGCTGCCTACGATCCGTCAGGTCTCTGGCCGTGGTCGTGCCCGTCAAGCTGCCACTGGTACGGCTCAGTTCCGTATGCCTCAGGTGTCAGTGACCCCTACTTCCCCTACCGCTGGTGGCAGTGCCACTGGTCTTAACATTCCTAAGTGATGGAAAATCAATCTGCCGCATCTCGTTATGCTAGATTAGCGAGCGACAGAACGATCTTTCTGGATACTGCCCGTGAGTGTGCTGAGCTTTCTTTGCCCTATCTTCTGACTCCTACTGGGGTTGTAAATGGGCAGAAGCTCACCACTCCTTGGCAGTCCGTAGGTGCTAAAGGCGTCAACGTCATGGCCTCGAAGCTGATGCTTAGTCTGTTCCCTGTAACAGCTACGTTCTTCAAGCTTCAGATCAATGATGGCAAGATCGCCTCAGACCCAAATCTTGATGCTAAAATCAAATCAGAGATTGACTTGAGCCTCTCCAAAATGGAGCGGGTTATCATGCAACACATTGCCGAATCACAGGATCGCGTGATCCTCCACCAGGCAATGAAGCATCTGATTGTAACCGGGAATGTCCTGGTATACATGGGTTCGAGTGGTATCAAGCTTTATCCTCTTGACCGTTATGTGGTCGTCCGTGATGGAGAGGGTCAGCCTACCGAGATCGTTACTGTTGAATCTATCAATCGACAGTTCCTTCCTGAGCGATTCAGGAAACTACCTACTACTGTTAACCACACTGCCGACAACACGACGACGCCTAGCGTTGATGTGACTGTTGGTGAAGAAGAAGCTGCTGTGTATACCTGGGCTAAACTCCAGGATGGACAGTGGCGTTGGCGCCAAGAAGTTGATGGAGAGATTGTTGAAGATAGTTTTGGTAAAGCACCCAAGACAAATACTCCGTGGCTTCCACTTCGCTTCAATGTTGTTGATGGTGAAGACTATGGCCGTGGACGCATCGAAGAATACCTTGGTGATCTTAAGTCGCTTGAAGGACTTATGCAAGCAATGGTGGAAGGTTCCGCTGCTGCTGCTAAGGTGGTCTTTCTGGTTTCTCCTTCTGCTACCGTTAAACCTTCTACTCTGGCAAAGGCCGGAAATGGGGCCATTATACAGGGAAGGCCAGACGACGTTACAGCTGTTCAAGTTCAAAAACAAGCAGACTTCGCAACCGCCTATCAGATGATCACCCAGCTGAATCAACGGCTGAGTGAAGCATTCCTTATCCTTACTGTTCGTCAATCTGAACGGACAACTGCCGAAGAGATTCGTGCTACCCAGCAGGAATTGAACGAACAGCTTGGAGGAATCTATGGTACACTAACGACGGAACTTCTCCGTCCTTACCTCCAAAGAAAAATCTTCATCCTTCAACGGGGTGGCATCCTTCCCAAACTACCCAAGGGCGTCGTCTTCCCAACAGTAATTGCTGGTGTAGAAGGCATTGGTCGTGGGCAGGATCGGGAATCACTGATCATCTTCCTACAGACCATTTCCCAAGCTTTGGGCCCTGAGATGATGGCTAAGTTCATCAACCCAGAGGAAGCCATCAAGCGGCTTGCTGCTGCCCAAGGCATTGATACAATCAAACTGGTCAAGACTGCTGAAGAAATGACTGCTGAGAAGCAGCAAATGCAACAGCAGCTCATGAATCAGACCATGCTCAATCAAGTGGGTGAGCTGTCTAAGGCTCCTCTACTTGATCCTACTAAGAACCCTGAAGCCACAGATGCCGTCAGAAACATCATTGGCGCAAGCCAACAAACAGCCCCAATCGGACCTCCCGGCCCTCAACCCTGAGGACTACGAGATTCCAGAACCAACAGAATTAACGACTCGTCGTAAGTCTGCTGGCAAACCTAACGTCAAGACCGATACAGCACGACCCTCACAATCACGAGTGGTTGTGCCTGGTCTTGGTAAAGTTACTCTCGTTATCCACTAATCACCACCACTATGCCTGAACTCACGTTTGATGCTACCGATCCAGTTGAAACCGAAGCCCGTGAAGCTGAGGAAACTCGTCTTCTTAAGTTGGGTGAACGGCTTCAAGCTGAAGAGGAAGCAATTCAAGAAGAGACTTACGACAAAGCCCGTAAGGATTCTGAGGCAGAACTTAACTACGCTGGCAAATTTAAGTCAGCTGAAGACCTGGAAAAGGCTTATCTGGAACTTCAGAAAAAGCTTGGTCAAAAAGACGATGCTGATGGGGCAGACTCAGAAGCAGAGTCAGGGGCAGAGTCAACTGATGAAGAATCTGAACAGGACACAGAGACTGAGGTTTCTGAAACAGCACAGTTTCTAAAGGAAGCTTCTGAGGAGTGGGCAACCAATTCCCAACAACTTAAGCCGGAGACACTTCAAAAGCTTAAGGAACTTCCCTCGGAGCAGTTGATTGATGCGTATCTTGAAATTCAAAAGAACGCTACTCTCACTCCTCAGGTTCTAACTGATGCTGACGCTGATTCCATTGTCAAGTCCGTTGGAGGCAAAGATGCTTACAATGAAACCTTGGCATGGGCTGCTGAAAACCTCAAACCAGAGGAAGTCGCTGCTTATGATAACGTTGTCAACAGTGGCAACAAAGATGCTATCTTCTTTGCTGTTCAAGCTTTGAATCAACGTTACCGTGATGCTGTGGGATTTGAAGGTCAACGCATCTCCGGTAAGTCCGTCAAGACGAGTGTGAAGGGTTTCCGTTCCCAAGCTGAACTGGCTCGGGCTATCTCGGATCCTCGCTATCGAAATGATCCTGGTTATCGCTTGGACATTGAAGACAAGCTTGCTGCGTCAGGAGACCTGCTGTAAGAAGGACTGCCCGCGTCCGTGGCATTAAAACGGCGATTGTACACCGGATGGATTCCCCGGTGGATGGTGAACTGTCCCGCTGCCCTTCGGCGCGGACAACTGAATAAAACACCCCTCAAGCCTATCCATTGGAAGCTCAAACAGAGGGGTCGCTGGTGCCATCATCTAAATGGAAGGACGACTGCCCTAGCGCAGTTCAATGTAGGTTCGAATCCTACTGGCGCCCCTTGAGGATGGGACAACCTCGTTAAAAACCCAGTCATGACTGGAGTATTGGCCCGGTGCGCCGGATACCCAATACAACGGATGTATTGCCTAAAAACCGAATACTTCGAATTCGAATAAAAACCAAGTACTTGGAAAACTGATAACTTTCTTTTTTCCTTAGAACAATGACTGCAACTCTTACCCAGCTAGGCCAAATTAACAAGGCCGGCGACAAGAAGGCTCTCTATCTGAAGCTCTTCACCGGCGAGGTCTATGAGGCCTTCCGTAATTCCACTATTGCTAAAGGCCTGGTCATGAACCGGACCCTGCGTGGTGGTAAGCAAGCTCAATTCATCCACACCGGTCGTATTCAGGCCGGCTATCACACCCCCGGCAACGCGATTCTGGGTAGCGGCAACCCTCCGGCTGCTGAGACCACCATCGCAATGGACGACCTGCTGGTTGCCTCCGCGTTCATCGACAACCTCGATGAGACCCTGGCCCAGTATGACATTCGTGGTCCTATTGCTCGTCAAATCGGTCAGGCTCTTGCTGAGTTCTATGACCGTCGTATCTTCCGTGTTCTCGACCGCGCTTCGGGTCTGACCGCTGCTATCACCGGCGAGCCTGGTGGTTTCCGCGTGAACCTGGGTGCCAGCAAGGAGTATGATGCTCAGGCTCTGGTTGATGGTTTCTTCGAAGCTGCTGCCCGTCTCGATGAGGTGGCTGCTCCTAAGGATGGTCGTGTGGCCGTTCTGAGCCCCCGCCAGTACTACGCCCTGATCAGCCAGGTTGATACCAACATCCTCAATCGTGAGTATGGTAACAGCCAGGGCAACCTGAACAGCGGCGAAGGTCTCTATGAGATCGCTGGTATCCGTATCTACAAGTCGAACAACATCCCCTTCCTGGGTAAGTATGGTTCGGCTGCTGGTACCGCCATTGACGCTGCTGCTGTCACCGGTGAAAACAACAGCTATGGTATCGCTACCGACTTCACCAACTCCTGCGGTCTGATCTTTCATCGTGACGCTGCTGGTGTTGTGGAAGCCATCGGTCCTAGCGTTCAGACCACCGGTGCTGACACCAAGGTGATCTACCAGGGCGACGTGATCGTGGGCCGTCTGGCTTACGGTGCTGCCCCTGTGCGTGTGTCCGTTGCTGGTGCCTTCCGTAACGTCTGATTACAGTTAATTAGATTTTAACAAGGGGTCTGCTGGAAATGTCCGGTGGACCCCTTTTTTCCTGCCCATCAAAGGATAGACATGACAACTCAACTCCAAGCCATCAATCAAATGTTGAGCGGCATCGGGCAGGCTCCAGTGGTCAGCCTTGATGTCGCTAATCCTGAAATTGCAATTGCCATCAGCATTCTTGATGCCGTTAACACAGAAGTTCAAGGGGAAGGGTGGCATTTCAACACAGAGGTTCAATATCCGTTGACTGCTGATGTCAATGGAAATATCTTTGTACCTGCTAATGCGTTACAGATTTCCGATAACAAGTTTGCCAATAATCAGAAATACCAGACCGTATTGCGCGATGGTAAACTGTACGACAAGGTAAACCACACCTATACCTTCCCCGCAAACACAACAATCAAGTGTGATATTGTGTGGAAGTTTGACTTTGAGGATCTTCCGCAAGTCTTTAAGAATTACATCACTCAACGTGCCACACGAGTCTTTGCTGGGCGTGTGTTGGGTTCACAGGAATTAGTTCAGTTCAATGCTAATGATGAAGGTGTGCTGAGAGCCAACTGCTTGGCTTATGATACTAACACAGCAGAGACCAACATCTTTGGCCTTGAGACTGGACAAAATTTCTATATCAGTTACACCCCGTTCCGCGCTATTGCTAGGTAATCATGGCTGCTGTATCTCAGAAAGTTATTGGTCTGATTGGTGGAGTCTCACAACAACCAGACTCGTTGAAGCTTCCTGGTCAGCTCCGTGAATGTACCAATTATTATCCTGATCCGACGTTTGGATTGCTTAAGCGTCCTGGTGTTCGCCTGACTCGTCGTCTTCAGAATAGTGTTGCCGGTGGTTCCTGGTTCTTTATCAACCAAGGACTTAATGGTAAGCTGATAATGCAAGTTGGTAACAACGGAACGATTAGACTATGGGATGCTCAAAGTGGTATTCAACAGACTGTTAATGCGTTGTCGGGCACAGCTACTACGTATGCAAGTCACAATACCAAGAGTGATCTTGAACTTCTTCAGATTAACGATTACATCTTTTTTCTGAATCGCCTTGTTAAGGTTGCTGCGTCAGCTACGAATACTGCTACTCAGAATCCATATGGTTATGTGTCGATCAATACGGTAGGCTATTCGGCTGAATACAGTATCAAGCTTGATGCTACCACCTTCACATACACCACCCCAAGTAATACCACTGGTGACATTGTTACCTTGGTTGTTAAGGCAGGTGGATCAGGCTACACGAATGGTACCTATACCAATGTACCCCTAAAGACCAACACCACAACCTCTCCTGGTGCTGGTGCTACGGCAAACGTTACCATCTCTGGTGGTGCTGTTACAGCAGTTACGATCAACTCAAATGGCTATGCCTATCGGGTAAGTGATGAGTTGGAGTTTGCCACCAATGCTTCTGTGGGTGGTACTGGTACTGGCGCTACATTTGAGGTTAGAGAAGTTATTTCTGACATTAGGACCCTGACTGTTGATTTGATTACGAATAGTTTTGTAAGTCAGATCAATGCTGGTGGTGTGTATACGGCAACTGCTGTTGGCAGTTATATTCATATCAAGCGTGTCAACAATGCTGACTTTGCTTTAGAAGCTAAGGGTGGTCTTGCTGGTACTGCCATTACTGCTTACAAAGGTAAGGTAGAAAGCATTCAAGATCTTCCTAAACAGTTCCTTAATGGCGCTGTCATTCAGGTAGCAGCAGATCAAAATGCTGAAGCTGATGATTATTACGTTAAGTTCTTTACTAGTAATGGTGGAGCACAAGGAGCTGGTGCTTGGGAAGAAACCGTTGCCCCAGACATTCCCATTGGCTTAGATCCAACCACAATGCCTCACGCCTTAATCAAAGAGGCTAATGGTACCTACACTTTCAGGGAACTCAGTGCAGCTGCTGCTGCTTCGTATGTTCTGTCTACAACAGTCACCGGTATTCCTACGGCTGTTAGCATTGTTTCTACTGGTAATGCTAGGTGGGACATTGGACAGTCCTTTCCTGTTTATGGTGGTAGCGGCATAAATCTTCGTCTTGAAGTAACGTCGATTAACTCTAGTAAGGAAATCACAGGCATCAAGATTTCACGTGCTGGACAAGGCTATACTGCTTTAAACTCCGTTACCAATGCCGAGGGTGATACCTTTCAAATTACTACGGTTGGTAGTGCCACAGTTCCTGGTACAACCTGGGCCACTCAATACTGGACAGAGCGTGAAGTTGGTGATCTTGAAACAAACCCTAATCCATCCTTTGTTGGATTCCCAATCTCCGGTATCTCGTTCTTTAAGAACCGTTTGGTAATGATGAGTGAATCCAATGTGATTTGCTCACAGGCCGGTGATTACCTAAACTTCTTTGCATCTACAGTCATAACAATTGTAGACAATGATCCGATTGATATTTCTGCTGGTGCTACTCTTAAGACGCAGTTCCGTTACGCTATTCAACAAGCGGATGGTCTTCTAATCTTTGCAGATAACTCACAGTATATCTTGCAAACCAACTCAGATGCCTTCAGTATTCGAACAGCAGAACTGAACCTGATCTCTTCATACAGTCAGTCAATTACGATTAACCCTGTTGATCTTGGTTCCACGATTGCCTTTGTGGAAGAGAATCCAAAATCTACACTGGTTACTGAAATTCAAGTGGTTCGTAATCAACAACCACAAAGCTTTGAATTAACTAAAGTAATTCCATCCTATATTCCTACTGGAATTATAGAGTTTAAGAATAGCTTGAGTGCATCAGTGTTTGGACTGCGATCCATTCAAGAACCTAGTGCTCTGTATCTCTTCCGGTATTACACACAAGGGACTGAAAGGCAAATGGCTTCGTGGTTTAAGTGGGTTTTTCCTGCTCCAATCAAGATGATCGATTTCCTTGAGGATGAGGTCTTCTTTGTGCTGGATGGAGATAGTACACCCATACTAGGTAGTTTACTTCTTCTGACGGATAGTCCTAGTGGTGCTGTTGAATTTGATGGAACGTATGTCGATCTTCGGTTGGATCTGGTAGACTACAACCCATCTACCGCTTACGATTCTGTTAATGATGTCACCAAAATCTTCTTCAAAGAAGGAGCTGAGTTGGCAGCTGCTCAACCGTGTGTAGTGACAATTACACCTAACAATAGTGGCTTTGTCGTCTATCCATCTCTGGAGTACAATGCTGCTGCTCCAGCAGGACAGAAGTACTATGTTGAACTTGAAGGTGATCAAACTGCTGAATGGTTTGCTCTTGGATATCAGATTGAATCTACATCTTTGCTGCCAAATTTCTATGTGGTTAGAGACAAAGTTTCTGACAACATGAACATTCCAGTGATCCATCGAGTTCGTCTCTACAGTCACAACTCAGGACCATTTACAGCCGTGTTAAATGTCATTGGCCGTAATACCTTTACTTTGGATCTACCTCAAGTTGTAGGCGATGTTTATCTTCTTAACGAAGCACCTATCTTAAGAACCGCAGAAAACATTATTCCCATTATGGCTTCTGGGCGATATGCGGAGCTGGAGTTAAACTGTGATGCTCCGTTCCCTTTAGCTTTAGTAAGTATGACATGGGAAGGTACCTACAACAACAAAGGCATTAAGACCGTATGATTTGTAAACAACTGATCTACAGAGCCACAACTTATGATGCGGAGTATGTGGCTCGCAATCTTCAAGAAGATGACCATAGGGAATTGATCGGCCTTGGGCTTAACCCGCTTGAGGCCGTCCCTTATTCTGTTCGTGCTTCAGACAACGCAGTGACCTTTTGGAATCCAGATGGTATGATCTGCGGGGTAGCGGGGGTATCCAGAACCGATGCCCACTGTGGAGCCATTTGGATGCTAACCACACCGGATGTCCGCCCCTACCCAAAACTATTCCTTAAGGAGGCTAAGAAATGGGTCGATCAACAAACCTCCTATTTAATGCTTCATAACATTGCTGATCCGCGAAACCGAATGCACATGAAACTTTTACACCTTCTTGGGTTTAAGAAGCTTTCGTATGTGAGTGTCGGACCGCAACGTTTAACCTATGTTGAATTTGCTAAACTAACGTCATGTGTACCGGAGTCGAATGGGCCGTAGTTGGAGCAATTGCTTCAGCCGCCTCTACCGCAGTTGGTTCTATTGCTTCCTATTCTGCTCAACAACAGCAAGCAGAGTATGAATATCAAAACGCTGTAAGGGCTCGTGATTATGAATATGCCGTTCGGATGCAAGCTTATGAAGCATCAGAGCGAGCTTTTGCTCAGCAAATGAAATTCAATGCTGATGCAGCTAATAGAGCCTATGAGCGTGAACAGCTCAAAATTAAAAGTGAATATGATAAAGCAGCACAAGATGCCCAAGAGCTGCTTGTTCAAAAGATGCAAGCCCAAGGCCAAGCACTGGCATCTGGTCGTAGTGGACAGGGCATTGGATTGCTTGTCAATGATGCTCAGCGTGAGTATGGTAGGGACTTGGCAAACCTTGGTACCAATCTAGGTTATGCTACTACCGAATCCATTCTAGGTATGGATAATATCTTCAAGGAACATACCAGTTCTACACTACAGGCGGCAAGTCAACGAATGATTGAACCTTCTAAAGGACCCGCCCCTGTCAAGGCTCCTGTCAGTGCTGGTACGCTTGTTGCTGGAATTGGTGGTGGTATTCTTGGAGGGATTGGTAGCTATTCTGCAACTAAAGCACCTGGCGCTAAAGTAGGAGGTAAATAATCATGGCTATCTATGAACCCAAGGGTCAGCGCGTCAGGCTTACCGGCTATCAAAGCGGTGGTCAGTTTGCTCCTGGACGTGCTTATGATCCTAGTCAACAAATCCTACAAGCAGGTGAACGTGAGGCTGCTCAATATCGAGAGGTCCTTAGTCTTCAAGAACGTCAGTTCCAACGTAACCTGGAAACTAATGTAGAAGCTCTTGTTCAGTTTAGTGGAACCCTTAATGAGTTCGTTAAGGATACTGTTAAACGTAAGAATGAAGAGCAGTACAACCTTGGTCTGGCTGATGTCATCAATGGTACAGCTGAACTACGTCCTGAGTTTCTGGAAAAGCATCAACGGGATGCACTAATTCTTAAGGAAGCTGCTGAAGCTGATAATACTGTTGCCAATACCTTGGAGCAGGATGGTCAGTTCTCGGTTGCTAATGAGTTTCGTAGCAAGAGTAAGGCAATCTCAGGCTGGCGTGCTTACGGTCAAGCAGTAGGTACCGCTAAGAAGGCTGCCTCCAACTCTCAAGCGTTCATGTCCTCCTTTATGGAGAAGACTGAGCCGCTGGTCCCTCTGCCTGATGGTAAGGTCATCGCTCCGTCACAAGCCG